TGGGGGAGCGGCTGGTGCTCACGGTCTGGGGCTGGGGCCGCGGCGAGGAGGGCTGGCACATTGCCCACTTTGAGATCGATGGCGACCCCCAGCAAGCCGAGGTGTGGGAGCAGCTGGATCAGGTGAGCCAGACCACCTGGACCCGGCAGGACGGCGGAACGATGCGCATCTCGTTTGGCGGCATCGACCACGGCGGCCTCTCCAGCAAGGCGGTGGCCGATTACTGCCGCACCCGCACCGATCGCTGGGTGGCCATGAAGGGATCGGGCACCAAGGATTTGCCGATCATCCAACTGGGCACACCAGTGGAGGTGAACCGGAAAAACAAAAAGGTGGCCAAGGGGGCGAAGGTCTACACCGTCGGATACGTGGCCAGCGTCAACCATCTGAAGGGCCAGCTACGGGTGGAGCAGCCGGGGCCTCGTTATCTGCACTTCGGCACCGCATCGACTGACGCCTTCCTGGGTGAGCTTTTCCCTTGGAAGTGGGTGCCCAAGACGAAGGAGCGCAAGGAATACAAGTGGGATCTCCCCCCCGGCTCCCGCGACGAGGGCGGCGACTGCACCCGAATGGCCTACGCAGCGCTGCAGCTGGTGGCCCGCCGCTACAACCGCGCCACGATGTGGGATCAACTGGAGGCCCAGCTAAGCCAGCCAGCCGCCCCGAAGCCAGTGCAGCGCCGGCCCGCGGCGCCATCGCGCCCGGGCGGGTTCGTGCCCGGCTGGAGCCAGAGTCTCTAGCCTAAGGCTATGGCGATCCCCGCAACAATCCGCGCCGGTGACACGGTGCAGTGGGTCGAGCCTCAGCAGCTCGACCTGGACGGCAACGCTGCGACCTCGGCCAGCTGGGTGTTCACCACCTTCCTGAGGTTCAACGCAGCGGCCGAGGGCGCGACAATCACCGGCACTGCGCGGACGGATGGCGGGTGGAACCTGACCATCCCGGCCGGCACGAGCGAGGCATTCAACGCCGGCATCTGGAGCTGGCAGAGCAGGGTCACCAGCGGCGCGGTGGTGATCACGGTTGGCAGCGGCACCTTCGAGGTGCTGCCAAGCCTGAGCTACGCCGGAGTCCCTGGCGCCTTCGATGGCCGCAGCCAGGCCGAGCAGGACCTGGAGGCCGTGCAGGCTGCCATCCGGGCGATCGTCTCCAAGGGCGCCAAGTCCTACACGATCGGCAACCGGAGTTTCACCTATGCCGACCTGGGCCAGCTGATGGAGCGCGAGGCGCAGCTGAAGGCGATCGTGGCCCGCGAGCGCGCCGCGGAGAAGGTGGCCGCCGGCCTGGGTGACCCGCGGTCTCTGTTCGTGAGGTTCACCTGATGGCGAAGCGCAAGCGCAAGGCGCAGCAGCAGCCGCAAGGGCCAGCCCCGCGGCGCCGCGCCTATGAGGGCGCCATGGTGTCGCGCCTCACGGCCGACTGGGTGACGAGCTCGACCAGCGCCGATGCGGAGATCGATGGCAGCCTGGTCCGGCTGCGCAACCGCTCTCGGCAGCTGGCCCGAGACAACGGCTACGCGCAGCAGGCATTGAGGTGCATCGTCTCCAACGTGATCGGCACCGGCGTGAGGATGCAGGCGCAGGTTCCGATGCAGAGCGGCGGCGGCCGACTCGACACCACGATCAACGACGCGATTGAACGGCGCTGGGCGGCGTGGTGCCATGCCGACACCTGCCACGCAGCAGGCCAGCTGAGCCTGCAGGAGATCGCCCGCCTGGCGGTGCGGGCCATGGCCGAATCCGGAGAGGTGTTCGTGCGCCTGGTGCCTGAGGCGATGGGCGCTGGCGATGTGCCGCTGGCGCTGGAGATCCTTGAGGCTGACCTGTGCGATGAGGGCAAGACCTCCGGCCCTGACGCCAGCGGCAGCGAGTGGCGCATGGGCGTGCGCGTGAACCGATGGGGCCGGCCGCTTGCCTATCGGTTCCGCACCCGCCACCCTGGCGACGTGTCCGGTTCCGTGGGCTACGACGCCGTTGACGTGCCGGCCGATCAGATCCTGCACCTGCGGCGCATCGAGCGGCCGGGCCAGACCCGCGGCGTGCCCTGGTTCGCCGCAGCAGTGAAGCGGCTCCATCACCTCGCCTTGTTCGAGGAGGCGGAGGTGGTGCGGGCCCGTGCGGCCAGCAGCCTGATGGGCTTTATCACCAGCCCAGAGGGCGAGCTGATCGGCGATGGCGTCTACGACGCCGAGCGGGTGAGCAACTTCGAGCCGGGGGTGTTCAAGTATCTGGCCCCGGGCGAGGAGGTTTCAGTGCCGCAGCTCGGCGCCCCAGGCGACCAGTTCGAGCCCTTCCTGCGGGCCATGCTGCGGGGCGTGGCCGCCTCGACCGGCTGCAGCTTCGAGCAGGTCAGCAACGACTACAGCCAGAGCAACTACAGCTCGAACCGGATGAGCCGGCAGGATTCGATTGAGATGTGGAAGGGTGAGCAGCAATACGCGATCGAGCATTTCTACCGACCGATCTTCGCCCGGTGGATGGATGCCGCCGTTGCGGTTGGAAATCTGCAGCTGCCCAGCTACGACACGCTGCGCGAGCGCTACCAGGCCGTGCGGTGGTATCCGAGGGCGTGGGGCTTCCTGGATCCAAAGGTGGAGATCGGCGCCTATAAGGATGCGGTTCGCTGCGGGTTCATGACTCAGGCCCAGGTGGTGGCTGAGCAAGGCGGCGACCTGGCGGAGCTGATGCGCGACCTCGCGGCCGAGCGCGAGATGGCGCAGAATCTGGGCCTGACCCTGGACATCGACGCCGGCAAGGTCAGCGGCGCTGGCCTGACGCAGGCCCGCCCGCCTGGATCGATCATCCCGCAGGATCCCTACGCCGCAGAGGACACAGCAGCGGCGGCCAGCAGCGGCAGTCAGGACGAGCCGGAATCCCCCGACGATCCCGACGACGACCTGGAGGAGCCAGCCTGATGGCCAACGTCAACGGCACCGAGATTGATCTGATGCCTACCGAGGGCATGCGCACCGAGGCCGAGCGCTACCGCGCGTGGAAGGCCGACGGCCGGCCCGGCGGCACCGACGTAGCAGCGACTCGCGCCGGTCAGATCCTGAGCGGTGACGAGCTGAGCCCGGACACGGTGATCACTATGGCCGCCTGGTTCGCGCGGCATGAGGTGGACAAGGCCGGCGAGGGATTCAGCCCCGGGGAGGACAGCTACCCCTCACCCGGCCGGGTGGCCTGGGCGGCATGGGGCGGTGATCCTGGTCAGACCTGGAGCAACAGCAAAGGGGCCGCAATCGAGAACGCGCGAGAGGATCGCGCTGCAGTCTCTAGCCTGAGCACAGGAAACGCCGCGCCGATGGAACAACGCGACCACAACAGCGTGTCGCTCTACCGCAATGCGGTGGTGGCGAGCTGGTGCCGCGCAGAGGATGACCCCGATGTGATCGAGTTCAGCTTCTCCTCAGAGGAGCCAGTCGAGCGCTATTTCGGGATGGAAGTCCTCAGCCATGAGCCCGGCGCGATGAACATGGCCCGCCTCAATTCCGGGGCGGCGCCATGGCTCTGGAACCACAACCCCGATGTGGTTCTCGGCGGAGTCGAAAAGGCTTGGCAGGGCGGTGATGGGCGCGGCATGGTCCGCACCCGTTGGAGCCCCAACACCAAGGCGGAAGGCTCCGACGAATGGAAGGTCAGACAGAACTGGGAGGCGGGCATCATCCGCAATGTCTCCTTCATGTACTCCATCGACGCGCCGCTTGATCTCAAGTCGCGCGATGGCGTGGCGCTGGTAACGGCGTTCACTCCGATGGAGGTCTCGACCGTTTCAATCCCAGCCGACCCCACTGTTGGCCAAGGCCGAGCAATCGGCGACACCGCGGCCCCGGCCGCCACACCCTCTACCCCGAAACCCCCCGTGGAAGACAACATCAACGTCGGCGAGGTGCAGGCGGCGGCGATCACCGCCGAGCGCACCCGCGTTGCCTCCATCACCGCTCTCTGCCGTGAGCACAAAGCCGACGACCTGGCCCAGGGCCTGATCGAATCCGGCGCCTCTGAGGCTGACGCCATGCGCCAGATCCTCAACGGCCTGGCCAAGCGTGCTGCCCAGCCCGCTACCCCCCGGACCGCCGCGGCCCAGCCCATCGCCTCCGGCAGTTCGGCGGACATCGGCCTCACCGACAAGGAAGCCCGCAGTTTCAGCTTCCTGAAGTGCATGCGTGCCCAGCTGTTCCCCAACGAGCGGGCATTCCAGGAGGAAGCCGCCTTCGAGCGCGAGGTCAGCAACGCCACCGCGCAGCGGATGGGACTGAAACCCAAAGGGATGCTCATCGCCAATGACGTGCTCAGCCGGTCCCTGACCGCTGGCACCGCTGCCACCGCTGGCGATCTGATCTTCACCGACGCCCGCCCCGGTTCGTTCATCGAGCTGCTGCGCAAGCGCAACTTCCTGACCGGCCTGGGTGTCACAATCCTGTCTGGCCTCACCGGCCCGGTGGGCATCCCCAAGCAGACCGGCGCCTCGCAGGTCTACTGGAAGGGTGAAGGCGTTGCGGCCGCCGAGTCCGAGCCCAGCGTGGGCCAGGTCACAATGACCCTCAAGGAGATGAGCGCTTGGACCCGCTTTAGCCGTTCGCTGATGCTGCAGAGCTCCATCGACGTTGAGACGTTCGTTCGCAATGACCTGGTGACCGTGATGGCACTGGAGCAGGCGCGGGTCGCTCTCTACGGCCTG